CAGGGTTCTGTCCACATATTCCCGATGGGCCACCGGGAAGGCGAAGGTGACGGCGATAGCGTCGGCCGCGTCGGGGCTGGCCAGCCCGCGGGCCTTCATGTCCTTCTTGCTTTCCAGGTAGATCGTCCCCTTGCTGTCGGGCTTCATCATCGGCCCAGTCAGGTCGTTTTTGAGAAAGCGGTCCTGCGGGATCGACCCCGTTTTGAGCCACTCCCGCATCTCGCCCCACATCTCGGCGCGCTTGTTGCCCCACATCACCGGGTTCTTCGACTTGTTGCCGAAGTTGACCCCCTTCACCTTGTACCGCTGCTCCTTGAGCCGGTCCACGATACCGGCGCCCAGGCCGCCTTCGTCGATGACCACCAGCGCCGGCTTGTACGTCTCGATGGCCTCAATGACGTGGCCGACGACGGTCATGGTGTCGTCGCCCTTGTGCCGCTTGATAGCGATGATGTCGCGCCCCTGGCGGATGGCCAGCACCGTGCTGTCACTGCCGAACCGGGCGGGGTCCACCCCCAGCACGACAGGCGCCGACGGATCCTTGTGCGCCGGGCGGCGCATGGCGTCGTCCACCAAAGACGCGCCGATGAACTGATCGTCGGAGGCGTTGGGGAATTGCCCGTAGACCTCGACGTGGGCCTGAGTGCTGTCCGGCCCGTACTCGTCGATGATCTGCTGGTAGACCTGCTTGTCGGTGCCTTCAACCGACCTAGCGTCCACGATCTTCGTGCCCCAGAAGTCCCGCTTGGAGTGGAAGCACTCGTAGAAGTACCCCGCGTTGCGGCGAGGGTTGCTGAACGCCAGCCAGAAACGGTGCGGCGTGTTCTCGGTGAAGAAGCCCGCGGCGACCGACCAGATCGTGTCGTCGATACCGCTGGCCTCGTCGTAGATCAGCATCACGCCGTCGAAGTTGTGAACGCCCGCGTAGGCGTCGGGGTTCTCAGCCGACCACAGCCGGCCCTCGACACCCCAGTAGCGCGTGCCCATCTTGAGGTCGCGCTCGACCAGCTCCGTCAGCCACTTCGCCGGCATGACGCGCGTCGCGCTGACCTCAAACCAGTGGCTGTTGAGGCTCATACTCAGCCACTTGGTGATCTCGGCCCAGGTGACGGAGCGAAGCTGCGCCTCGCTGTTGGCCGACACAATGGTCGTCGAGCCGATCCTGGTTGATAGCATCCAGATGACCAGCCAGGAGACGAGCGCCGACTTGCCGATGCCGCGGCCAGACGAGATGGCCATGCGGAAGGTGTCGAAGTCCACCTTGCCGTTGTTGCTGCTGATGTGGTCAGCCAGGTTCTGCAACACCTCGCGCTGCCATTTGCGCGGCCCCTGAAAGTGTTCCAGCGGCGTGCCCTTCTGCCCCCACGGGAAGGCGAACAGCACGAACTTCAGCGGGTTGTCCTTGATGGCTGGCGTCCATAGCCGGCTCATCAGCTCCATCTCGTCGTCGGGCGAGTACTTAACCGTCTGCACGGATCCGCTCCGGGTAGGGCTGTGCGTCTTCGGTCAACGTGGGTGCGGGCTCCGCAACCCCCTCGATGACGCGGCGTTGCGCTTCCTGTAGCGCGTTTGTGATCGAGATCGTCTGGTTGACCTCGACCGTCACGGCCTGCTTTGCCACCCAGCCGTGGACGTGCTTGAGGATGTCGAGCGCCGCCTTGGCGTCGCCCTCGCGGGCGGCGGTGTGCAGCACGTCAGACATCTCCATCTCGCCGTCGGCGCGTCCCTTTTCCTCGGCCAGCGCCGCCAGCGGGTCGAACTCGCAGAGGGTGCGGTACTCTGCGGGGCGCATCCCGGCGGCCAGCGCCAGCGTGTCCCCACGCAAGCCCTTGCGCGCCGCGTTGTAAATGGCCTCCAGCCGCGCTTCCGTCGCTTGTAGCCGTCGCGGCTCGTACGGGAGGGAGAAGATGGTCATGCCCGCTTTGTATCATGTTGTGTGACGCGGGCGCAAAGGGCTTGCAAAAAATAAAAAATTGCTTGTGGCCCCTCCGGCCCTGGACCGGGCGGCCCGCCGGCCCCCTCCCCCCGGCTGCCTGCATTATACAATCTATTGCAGGCAATGAGCCGCGGGCTGACTGTATACGCCATACAATCTATTGCACATCGCATCCCGCCAGGGCCAGGCGGTATGTTATAACGTAACGCCACGCCAGGCGCGCAGATGGCGCCAGCGTTCGGCAGTTTCGGCAATACCGAACGACGTCAACGCCAGACATTCAGCGTTCGGCAGTGTTCGGCAGTTTCGGCAATGCCGAACGACGTCGAGACGAGACATGGCACTGGCGCGGGCGTGATGCGGCGGTGCGGTGGCGAGGGCGAGCGGGTTTCGGCAGTTCGGCAGTTTCGGCAGTGCCGAAAATGTTAGCTGACCCCTAAACCTATAATATACTATAGGTATATATACCTACTATATCTAAACAATATAACAACAGCACTACCGAAACCGCCGAAAGCCCGCGCTACCGCGTTGATATGGCGGCGCTTTTCCGTTCGGCAGTTCGGCGGTTTAGCCACCGCACAGCCATACCGAAACAGCCACGCAAACCACCGAAAGCCCGCGCTAGGCTAGAATAAAATCCTAGCCCGCCTGGCGCCGGAAAAAAAGTGCAGCTGGCGTCAAAAAATGTGTTGCGTGGGCTATGGCTTGCTCTATGTTGCTTCTCCAGTTGCAACTGTTTTTTGGAGATAGAGAGATGGCCGAGGTTAGCGTTGACGCTCTGGAGATTGCACACTGGACCATCAAAGACGCCACCGTGCGGCGCGCGGCTTTTCATCTCATCATGGGCGCGCAAGAGAACGCTAACGACACCCTAGGCTCTGAGCGGCGCACCGACGCTTGGCAGAGCGTGGCGCTGGGCAGCCTAGAGACGCTTCTGTGCGACCAAAATGACGCCCGCGTTAATGAGTGGTTCGCCGCTCAGGGCGTTCGTTGGTGATGACGCTCGCGCCCGCGCGCGGTTCCGGCCGCGCGCATGGCGAGCGCCAGAGGCTCGACAACGCAAGTGAGAGGACCGCAGGGACATGCAGAACCGTATCTTTAGTGTCGACAGCGCGAAGGCGATCAAGGCGCAAGGCTATGGCTATCTAAATGCCATCCACTACATGGCGCCCGCTAGCGTCGCCGGTGTCGGCGACCTCTGCCCAAAGGCAACCGCAGGCTGCCGCGCCGCATGCCTTGGCTGGTATTCCGGCCAAGCTTCAATGGTCGCACGGGATATGGATATCAATTCCGTGCGCCAGTCTCGCATTGATAAGGCGCGCCGGTTCATGCGTGACCGCGCGGCCTACATGGCCGATGTGGTCCGGTCGATTGAGCTAGCCGAACACAAGGCGACCCGCATGGGGCTGCGCCTTTGCGTCCGTATGAACGGATCCACGGATATCGCGTGGGAAGGCATTGCCTGCGAGCGCGCGGGCGTGCGGTACCGCAACCTTATGGACGCGTTCCCTCATATCCAATTCGTGGATTACACCAAAATCGCGAGCCGCATGCGGCGCGCGCTGCCCGCTAATTACCACCTCACACTGTCGCGCAACGAAGAAAACGACGCGACTGTCGCGGATATCGTGGCGCAAGGTGGCAATGCGGCCGTCGTCTTCGATCGCGTCCCCGCCATGTGGAACGGCATGCGCGTTATCGACGGGGACGCGCACGACCTTCGCCACCTAGACCCGCGCGGCACCATTGTCGGGCTCACGCCGAAGGGTGCAAAGGCCCGCCGCGACACGTCTGGCTTTGTGGTCCGGGTGGCCGCATAGTGCAATAGAAAGGGTTGCGCCCTACGGGGCGCACCCTATATGCTTCTTCTGTCGCAACCGATAGGACATCACACCATGGCCGATTTAGTCGCAATCGTGAAGGCAACCCGCCAATCCGCCGCCGCCCTAAAGCGGGCGCAGGCATGGGGGCGCGCCGCAACGCAAGCGGAGCGCGAGATGGACGCCGCTGACCGCGCCGGCTTTCGCGCCAGCGCCGAAGCGGCTCACTCGCGCATGATGCAAGCGCTGCGCCTCCGCGAACAGAACATGGCGCAGCATGAGCGCGCCCGCGCCTTTCTAGACAACAACCCGATCTAAGGATCCGCACACATGCAAACGCTCCGCACCATCGCCTATGCCGTCACATGCGGCGTCATCACCGGCCTCTGCGTGACCGGCTTTTGGGCTCTGCTGATCGTGACGCCCTAACACCTATTGCGTCACGGCACACATAACGCTAAACAGTCTTTTGCGACCACCGCACACAAGGGACCACCGACATGACCGCCGACATCGACACTGTGACGCTAGAAGATGACGCCATCAACGCCGCCATCGCCACCATACAGGACGCGCTAGGCGTGACGGATGGCGGCTTCGCCGCGCTGCATTTCAGCGGGCAGGAGGGCGACACTGTCCGCGCCATCCTGCGCCGCTACATCGCCGCCGAAATCGCCAACAAGGGAGAGTGACACCATGACCGACCCAATGGACGACCTAACCGTTGTGTGGCGCCGCGACCCGCGCATCGGCATCGTCGAGGACGTGCAAATATGGGGCGGCACGCCCGAGACGGGCACCCTGCTATTCGACACCTCGGCCTGCGCGGATCCCGACGACGCGCTGGACCACCTCCTGCGCATTGCGTCCGATTACTACAAGCACGATCCGCGCGACGATGGCGACGCGCTGCCGCCCGATCACGCCATCATCGCCGCCTATTGGGACCACCTCGCATGACCGACCGACCCACACCCGCCGCCATCAACGCCGCCGCCATTGGCGGGCGTCTCGCGTCCATTCTGGACCGGCTGCAAGCCTTGCACGCGGACGCTGAAATCGCCCGCCTCCCGCAAGGCGTTGTGATGGGGCTGCATTGGCTTTGCGAGGACGCCAGCAGCACACTGGCGCACCTGCATGGCATGATGGCCGAGCGGACTAACGCACCGTGATCCTAGACCTACTCATCCGCGCCGTGGCCATCGCCGCGGCCGTCCTACGCAAGAGGGGAACACCATGAGCGAAGACATGCACCACCGCTTTCGGGGCGACGATCTGCAACGCTACCGGGCCGCGCTTTACGCCCAATGGCGGGCCGCGCGCGACGGCATCACCATAGCGGACGAGCGCACGCACCCCGACCGGATCACCGTCGAATATGACGATGAGGACCGCGCGAAGGCCGTCATATTCTACGCGGTCGGGATCGATGTCCGGGTGCGGTTGCCATGACCGCCCCCCGCCCCGACGCGTGGGACAAAGCGCGCCGGGGCAGGGGATGCGCGGGCCACGGGGGAGGACGGCCACAGCGCACGGCGGGCGCGACCACCGCAGCACCGCCACAGGTACCGTTACACACAAGGGGGATAGACCGCAATGGAAGTAATTGACTGGATCAAGCTAGGGCTGGCCGTCCTGCTGGCCGCCATCGGGCTGGCACTGCTGGCCGGATACATCCTGCTGCGCCGTATCGACGCGGAGGATGATCGTTGGCCATGATCCGCACCACACCGCCACCGTTTAGGACGATCCGCGTGCTGTGCGCTTCCATCGCCGTCCATGAGCATCTGTTGAAGCTCGCCCATGAGGGCGGCGAGGAGCATTGGCGCATCCAGCGCATCTTGGCCGACCTAGGCCGCCAACTGGACGAAGCTGAAGCCGTATGGGCGCGCCACAACAAACGCGAGCCCGCCAAGCCCGCCACGCAGGAGGCCCGAACATGACTGATATCGTTGAGCGGCTGCGCCAGGGCGTCTTCGGTGGTGACGAGACCAAGACGGACGCCGTGATCCATTCGCATATGCAAGCCGCCGCCGACGAGATTGAGCGGCTGCGTGCCGAGGCCCACCGCCTGCGAGGCGTGCTTGAGGAGATCGAAACCCCGCCGATTGACGTGATCGGTCACGGCTCATGGGAGGCCGTCGAGTGGATGATCCAGCGGGCCGCTGACGCGCTCAAGGCGCCCACGCCATGAGCCTGACGGACGACCTGACCGCCATCGCTGACATGGCCGCCGCCATGGCCGCCGAAAACGACCCCGCCCGCGCTGTCGTGGCGCTGGAACTACTGGCGCTGATCATGCCCGACCTAGTCGAGCGGGCGCGGCTGCTGGAGGGCCAAACGGTGCCGCCGCACTGGCGCCGGCAGGACTGGGACGGCCAGCCCACCGGCAACGTCATGCCGCTGCGGGGGTGCTGATGCCGGTCCACGCTAGTGACTTCATCGCCCGGCGGCTGGAGATCGTCACGCAGGGCCGCCAGCAGGGCCGGACATGGGACCAACTGGCCGAGGAGGTAGGGAACATCACCGCCAAGGGCCTAAGCGCTTGGTGGGCCAGCCAGACCCGCACGGCGCAAGCGCAAGCGCAATTCCGCGCCCGGCTGAAGCGTCCGCTGGACGTGAAGCCCAACACTACCCCGCGGGCTTGCCTGCGGTGCAAGAAAACCTTTGACAGCGAGGGGGCGCATAACCGACTGTGCGCCCCGTGCAGATACGCAACAACGTGAAGGGACGACACAACATGACCGACATCCTAACCATCCCGCCCGAGGCGCAGGCGTTCATTCTGGCCTCGCAGCCTGACGCCAACATGACCTGCCGCCAGATCGCCATACTGGCCCTGGTGGCTGAGTACCCCGGCGAGAGTAACAAGATCTTGGCGCGCACGCTGGGCGTGTCGGCGCCTGTCGTCACGCGCACCGCCGACAAGTTGGTCGAGCTGGGCCTGTTGAAGCGCCGCGTCTCCATGATGGACCGCCGTTTGGTCGAGCTGACCGCGACACCCGCCGGCGCTCGGCTGGTGCGCGAGATCGCCAGCGCGTGACGCAAACAAAAGCAACCGACAAAGGATACGGAACAATGACCGAGACGATCAACGTGGCCGTACCGGCCGATCTCCTGCCGCTGCTGCGCGCCATCGTGGATGATAACCGCGTCTGGCAGACCCGGATGCAACACGACTGGAGCGGAGTCCCTGAACCAAACGCCGCGCGCATGTCCAGCAACGCAGGCCGCCGGGCGGGGCAGTGCTTCGCCCTGCTGCAAGCAATCGACGCCGCCGCAGAGGCCGCACGATGAGCGACCGCGTCATGGGTCCTGTGCGCGAAGCCTTCGCGTACGCCCACCCCGAGCGGGTGCAGCTCGTCCTGCATGGCCTGGACCACAAGGATGACCGCGTGGTCGAGCTGACGCCCATACAGGCGCTGCGGCTGGCCGAGACGCTGGTGCGGTCAGCGAAGGACATCCTAGAGGCCGCCGCCGTCACCGGGCTGGAATACAGGGGCGGCTGATGCTGACGCAGCTTAACCCGCCCCTGCCGCTGCTCACGCCTAAAGGGAAGGCGTGGGCGCATCTGGTGATCGACTACGGCCCGGAAGCAGACCTTATGTGGGTCTGCTTCCAGGATGAGGACGGCGCGTGTTGGACTTGGTGCAACCGCGACGTCCGGATCCAGTCCAACGCGACGCTGGGCCGCGTCACCCCACGACTTTAAGATCCACGACCTTCGGCGCCGAGGGCTCCTCGATCATGCGCCGAAGGTCGCTCTTGCTGAGAGCCCGCGCAAGCTCAGGCGCGGCGAATATGTGCTTCTTCGTCCTGTACTCTCCCGAGTCCACCCGCCCGATATCCACCCAGCCGGCCTCTTGGATCGCGTGCAGCAGCGCCGCGGGCGGCACCTTCGCACCCGACGGCATCACCGCCTGGAGGCGATCGCAGATCGCGTGGAACGGCCCGCCGATCACGCCGCGGGCGAACTCACCCCGCCGCCCCCGCACCAGCTCGACGATGACGCTCTCGGCCATGCTCATGCTATGCTCGACCAGCGACGTCTTCACGTCCGTCATGGGCGGCGCCGCGCCAGGATTGAACGCCGACACGTCGCGGGCGTACAGCCAGCGGGCGATGGTAGCAAAGCCGCCTTCATCCTTGTACCAGCGCCACATCGCCAACGCTTCCTTCGGATCCATGCGGGTCGCCGTGGACCAGATCACAAACCAACGCCGGTCATCGCTCGACAGCGTGAGCGGGATCATGTCGTTGGAGAACGCCAGGACGAAGGCGCGGTTGAGGGTGTCGTAAGGGTGCAGGCCCTTGCGGTTCACAACCAAGTATTCCGGCGGGGCGGCGATGATCGGCTTCAGCCGGTTCGCCAGCGCCCGGCGCTCCCGCGCCTCCGGCTCCTTCAGTTCGTTCAGAAGGATGACTTCGCTCTCCAGCGCGTAACCCCACTGGCTGTTGATCGTGTCGCCGTCGATGAGGCCGCGGTTCACCAGCGTCGGGCCGCAGACCGCCCACATGAACGGCGCCCACATCGTATCCTTGCCGCTGCCGCCGTGGCCGCCGTGGAGGATCGCGTGGTTGATCTTCACGCGCGGGTTCTGGACCTTGAACGCCATCACGTCCCAGATGTGATCAAGGTCGCGCGGATCCGGCACCAGCCGGCGGCAATGGTCGAGCCAGCGCGTCACATCGCCGCCAGGCGACTTCGACACGTCGGGACGGGCGTTGACCCAGCGGTTGCCGTAGACCTCGGCGTTGCGCGACACCAGCACGCTCTCGCCGGCGGCGTAGGTCACGCCCACCAGGACGCGGGCGCCCATCGCCTGGCGGTTCTCGTCGTAGCAGGTGGACGCCTCGATCTT